CATTATGCCTCTTCCTTACAAAGAACCTAGCCAGACCCTTCTCGCCCTTTTAAATCAAATTACGACTGAAGGCCGTAGGCTAGGCGCTATTAGTGACATGGACATATCGGACATGTCGGCCAACGCTCCTGTGGGCACCACACTGGCTCTTTTAGAGCGCACGTTGAAGCCTATGGCTGCGGTACAAGCACGCGTACACTACGCGATGAAGCAGGAGTTTAAGCTACTCAAATCTATTATGGCTGAGTATGCCCCCACAGAGTACGCGTACATCCCGTCCAGAGGCGAAGTAGGAGCCAAGCGGTCTGACTACATGATGGTGGACGTGATACCCGTCAGTGATCCTAACAACTCCACTATGGCTCAACGGGTCGTACAGTACCAAACAGTGTTGCAGATGTCAGCGCAGGCTCCACAGATATATGACCTGCCGCAGTTGCACCGTCAGATGATAGAAGTATTAGGCGTGAAGAACGCCGAGAAACTCGTCCCAACTAAGGACGACGCAAGACCAACCGATCCGATAAGCGAGAACATGGATGCCCTAATTGGCAAGCCGATAAAAGCGTTCATCTATCAGGATCAGGAAGCACACATTGGGACGCACATGGCGTTTATGCAAGACCCGATGATGGCTCAGATGATTGGGCAAAACCCACAAGCCAAACAGATTATGGCTTCGCTACAAGCGCACATCGCAGAACACCTTGGGTTCTCTTATCGCCAGAAGATAGAAGAGAAGCTAGGCGCACCACTACCCGCTCCGAACGAGGAGATGACAGAAGACATGGAAGTACAACTGTCCCGTCTGGTTGCAGACGCAGGCAAGCAGCTACAGCAGGCTAATCAGCAGCAAGCAGCGCAGAAGAAAGCTCAAGAGCAGCAAAAAGACCCGATCATGCAGATGAAGCAAGCTGAATTGCAGATCAAACAAGCTGAAGAGCAACGCAAAACCGCTAACGACCAAGCAGATCAGCAGATCAAACAATTTGAAATGCAGCTAAAAGAACAGAAGATTCTGTTGGATGGTAACGTTGCCTCTGAACGTCTGAAGTTGGATGAGAAAGAACTCATGCTAACTGCACAAAAGGACGGGTTAAAACTAGCAGGGGATAGACGTATATCCAACGCTAAACTTGACTTAGAAGGTGATCGCGCAAAACCTGACCGCAATTCGGAGGGTAACCAGTAAACATGGCTAAAACCGTCTTTGACGTGCTGAAAGAAAAAATCGAGGGTGATAAATCCTCTGCACTGGAATTTCTTGGAAATGGTGGAGCAAAAGACTTCGCCGCGTACAAGGAAGTTGTTGGCTTAATTCGGGGTCTCGAAGCCAGCAAAAACCACATGGAAGACCTTGCGAAGAACTATATGGAAAACGATGATGACTGACAAACCAGTTGAAATCAGCGATGCTGAATTGGAACTACAACTACCTAAACCCGTGGGTTACCGCGTGTTAGTAGCACTACCACAGCCCGAAGAAACCGTTTCAGGGACATCTATCCTAAAGACGGAAACAGCCAAAACTCAAGATCACATCATGTCCATCATAGGACTTGTCGTAGATATGGGTGACCAAGCATATTCTGATGCGGAGCGTTTTCCCACAGGAGCATGGTGCAAGGAAGGCGATTACGTGATGTTCCGTATGAACTCAGGAACGCGCTTTACTATTGGCGGCATTGAATATCGGCTTATGAACGATGACTCTATTGAGGCTGTCGTGACCGATCCAACAGGCATTCAGAGGGCATAGACATGGCATTTCAAAAAGTAGAATTTGAGTTCCCTGAAGCAGAGGACGACAAATTAGAAATAGAGGAGTCAGGTTCAGTTGAAATTGATATTTCAGGCAAAAAGACTAAAGAAGATTTCGCAGAGCCTGCAGAACCAGAAGTTAAATCTAAAAGCAAAAAAGATACTTCTGATGACGACTTTGAAGTTGAAGTTGTTGACGATACGCCAAAAGCTGATCGGAACCGCAAGGCGTCTGAACCTCCAGAGGACGTCACAGATGACGAACTTGAGGATTACTCTGATAAGGTCCGCAAGCGTATTCAGCATTTTAGTAAGGGATACCATGACGAGCGTAGGGCTAAAGAAGAAGCTCACCGCCAAAGTCAAGAGCTTGAACGCGTCACTCAGCAGCTTATGGAAGAGAACAAAAAGCTAAAGGGTAACGTCAACAAGAACCAAACTGCTTTGCTTGAACAGGCAAAGAAAAATGCTTCGATTGAATCGGACAATGCAAAACGTGCGTACAAAGAAGCGTACGAGTCTGGTGACTCAGATGCAGTGTTGGATGCACAAGATAAGTTAACCAATGCTAAGTTAAAGTCCGAGAGACTAGCAAACTTCAAACTACCACCTTTACAGGAAACAGAAACACCTGTACAGAAGGAGGTAGAACAACTCGCTCCAGCAGTAAAAGTCGATGAGCGAGCCGCAGATTGGCAGAAAACTAATTCGTGGTTCGGTGACGATGATGAGATGACAAGTTTAGCGCTGGGGTTGCATAATAAACTTGTCAAACAGGGCGTAAGCCCACAAAGTGATGAATACTACGAGTCCATTGATACTCGTATGCGTCAAGTATTCCCCGATAATTTCGAGGATGCTGAACCGAAGCGAAAGAAGACACAAGTGGTCGCCCCCGCAACGCGGAGTACATCACCACGGAAAGTGACGTTGACACGCACTCAGGTCCAGATCGCTAAAAGGTTGGGTTTGACACCCGAACAATACGCCAAACAGGTTGCAATAGACATGAGGAAAGCAAATGGCTGAGAATCGCATAGATCGTGAATTAGAAAAACGTGAAAAAACTGTACGTAAGAAGGCTTGGACGCGCCCAGAGACTTTACCGTCTCCTAATCCCCAAGCAGGTTACGGATTCCGGTGGATTCGAGTTTCTAACCAAGGCCAAGTAGACGCTACCAATGTCTCATCTAAATTACGCGAAGGTTGGGAGCCTGTAAGGGCAGCAGATCACCCTGAGATTGCTATGGTTACTATAGAACAAGAACGTTTTAAAGATAATGTAGTGATTGGTGGGTTGTTGCTTTGTAAAGCTCCACTTGAAATGGTTGACGAACGTAACGAATACTTTCAGAACCAGACGGACAGTCAAATGAGTTCCGTTGATAACAACCTGATGCGTGAAAATGACCCTCGCATGCCGTTGTTCAATGATCGCAAGACCAAAGTAACATTCGGTAAAGGAACTTAACACTTAGGAGCTTAAAATGGCTTATCCTACTATCTCAGCCCCCTATGGGCTAAAGCCTGTTGGCTTGGTTGGCGGCAGGTCTTACGCGGGTTCTACCCGTAAAGTACCGATTGCTTCCAACTATGGAACAGGAATCTTCAACGGAGATGTTGTGCAGTACACAAGTGACGGTACTGTTATTATCTCCACCCTGCAGAACAATACTTCAGCAGTTGCTGGCGTTATTGGTGTTTTCCTTGGATGTAGTTTTACTGACCCCAATACAGGGCAAGTAACATTCAGGCAGAACTATCCTGCAAGCACTGTAGCATCTGATATTGAAGCTATTGTTGTAGATGACCCTAATGTAATTTTCAAAGCTGTTAATTGCACAGGTTCAACTGCTGACGGCGCAACGACTGGTCTTTTGCCATTGGCGAAGACTCGTGCCACTACAATCTCTTGTAACGCTGAGTTGGTGCTTAATACAGGACTAACTTCTACAGGTAATAGTCGTATGGGCGTGTTTATTAACAACGTCACATCCGTTTTGCCGTTCACTGTAATCGACGTAGTGCCAGACACGGTTGATAGCTCCGGTAATTTCACAGAATTTCTTGTGAAGTTTACTGCTGGTTATCATCGTTATGACCACACCGTTGGCGTTTAAGGAGATTAACTAATGGCTATTTCACGCGCACAGCTACTTAAAGAGCTGCTCCCGGGCCTGAACGCATTGTTCGGCTTGGAATATGCAAAATACGGTGAAGAACACTCCGAAATTTTTGAATCAGAATCATCAGATCGCTCTTTTGAGGAAGAAACAAAATTATCAGGTTTCTCAGCGGCACCTGTCAAAGACGAAGGCTCTGCCATCGAATATGACAATGCTCAAGAGG